GAACTCGCGAACCTCGGTCGGCAGCTCGACGCGAAGCAGGTGGAGATCCGGGACCTTGACGACGCGGCGGTCCGGGCCCGGTCCCGGTACGAGGTGGCCTATGCGCGGGCGTTCATCGCGGCGGCCGGGGCGGAAGGGTTGCGGAAGCAGACGGCCATCCTCGAAACCGAGACGCAGAAGCTGGACGTCGAGATCGCCGACCAGGTCCTCCGGGCGGCCCGGGAATCCATCCGGGTCCTCCGCGACCGCCTCGACATCGGCCGGTCCCTGAACTCCGCGATCAAGTCCGAGTGGAGCGCGCAGGGCGCCGGGCAGGCGATGGCGGCATGAACGGCCGGCAATTCGCCCTGTATTTGGCTCGCGATCTCCATTGTCCCTGCGGCTGTGTGGGCCGGGAGGACACGTTCGTCCCGCAGCACCGGATCAACCGCGGCATGGGCGGGTCCAAAGTCCTGGACCGGCCCGCGAACGTCATCGTCATGTGTTCGCACGCGAACGGGCTGATCGAGTCGGACGCAAAATCGGCCGAACTGGCCCGCAAGTATGGCTGGAAACTCTCCCGCTGGGACTCGCCGGAGGACACCCCCTTCTGGGACATCGCCACCCAGGCGTGGCACCTGATCGACAACCTCTACAACCGAACCGAAACCAACACGAAAGCAGCATAACCACCATGGCTAACGACACCACCATCACCGTTATCGGCAACCTGACCTCCGACCCGGAGCTCCGCTTCACCCCGTCCGGGTCGGCCGTCGCGAACTTCACCCTCGCCTCCACCCCGCGCAGCTTCGACAAGAACTCCAACGAGTGGAAGGACGGGGAGACCCTGTTCCTCCGGGCCAGCGTGTGGCGGGAAGCGGCGGAGAACGTCGCCGAGTCCCTGACGAAGGGGATGCGCGTCATCGTCGATGGCCGGCTGAAGTCCCGCTCCTATGAGACGAAGGAGGGCGAGAAGCGGACCGTGATCGAGCTGGAGGTCGACGAGATCGGGCCCAGCCTGAAGTACGCGAACGCGAAGGTGAACCGGACGCAGCGCTCCGGCAACGGCGGCGGCAACACGGGCGGCGGGTTCAGCAACAACGGCCTGTCGCAGGAAGACCCGTGGGCAACCCCGGCGGCGAACCCGAACAACGGCGGCCAGTGGGGCAACGGGCCGTCCAACGGCGGCCAGTCCCAGGACCCGCCTTTCTGATCAGCAGCCGCACCACAGGACCCGTCCGGTATCACGCCGGGCGGGTCTTTTCGTGCGCCGGTACTTGCACGGTACTCGCCAGGTACTTACCGATCAGACACGTAACCCTCACCGAAACCGAGTAGAAAATACCGACACGCCGAGTGTTTCATTCGGTAAGGCTACGTAACTTGCGGTAAGCTGTACTTGTAAGCAGGCATGGAAAAGCCGCCGGATGCTCTAACATCCGACGGCCTCAAACAAACAAAGGAATGCTTCTAATGAGCGATACTAGCGCGCCCGAAACCCAAACCGCAATAGACCCCCTGATCCTGTTGTCCGAAGCCGGCGCCGCGTACGAAGCCGTCAAGGCCGGACGCAAGGCCGCCGCGAAGACCGCCCGCGCCAACCGGTACAAATACCGGGAGATCGCCGAAGCGCTCAACGTCAGCGTTAACCGCGCCTGGACCCTCGTCAACGAGGACGCCGAGGACGCGGCATGAGGTACTTCAGCATGTTCTCCGGCATCGGCGGGTTCGAGCTCGGCATCGAGCAGGCCGCCCACGAGTACGACATCAAGGCGGAGTGCGTCGGCTACTCCGAAATAGACAAGCACGCGATCGCAACCTATGAGGAGCACTTCGACCATGAACCCTTCGGCGACGCTACCGGAATCGACGCCGATTCCCTTCCAGAGTTCGATCTTCTCGTTGGTGGATTTCCCTGCCAGGCCTTCAGCGTTGCCGGCCGCCGCCGCGGCTTCGCTGACACCCGCGGGACCCTGTTCTTCGACATCGCCCGAATCCTCGATGCCCGGACCCCGCAATACTTCATCCTCGAAAACGTCAAGGGACTCCTCAGCCATGACAAGGGGAACACTTTCCGGACCATCATCGGCGCGCTTGACGACCTGGGGTATGACGTCCAGTGGAAGGTTCTCAACTCAAAGGACCACGGCGTTCCCCAGCACCGGGAGCGCGTCTACATTGTCGGAAATCTTGGAGGAACACCCCGACCCGAAGTATTTCATCGCACCGGACCGGGTAACCCGTATTCGACAGTCGGCCTCTCAACAGAAACCGCAGTTGCTCGAACTCTCACGGCCGGCGGCAACTCGGGCGGAAACCACAGCGGCCTGACCGTGATCCGCACCCCCCAGGGCGACCGGCGCCTCACCCCGACCGAATGGGAGCGCCTGCAGGGCTTCCCCGACGGGTGGACGGTCGGCTCCGACACGCAGCGATACAAGCAGTGCGGCAATGCCGTGACCGTCAATGTCGTCCGCCATGTCGCCTCCCGCCTGTTCTCCTCCCACTGTGGGCAGGTGGCGGCATGAGCGGCTACGTCTACCGCGGCACGCTCCGCGACGTCAGCGAACCGGCCCGGGAGCCGGAGCCCGAGGCGCCCGCCTACCAGGGCCAGCACGGCACCCCTTCCGGGTATAACGGCCACCGCCGTGCCGGGGACGTCGGGGACCAGATCTGCGCCCCCTGCCGGGAAGCCCGCTCCGCGAAGCGTCGGGAACGCCGCGCCGCCAAGGGCCTGAAGCCTGGCCGGAAGGCGATCTACGGGACGGGCTGCGGCTCCCCCGCCGGATACACCGCGCACCTGCGCCGTGACGAGCGGCCGTGCGATCCGTGCCGGGAGGCCTATAACGCTATGAAGCGCGAATACATCGCCGGACGGAGGGCCGCCTAATGAGTGTTCAAGCCACAAGCTGGGTATGGGAGAACTCGAAGGCCGAGGGCAGCTCCCGGCTGGTGCTCCTGGCGATCGCGGACGCGGCGAACCGTGAGGGCGGGCAGTCGTTCCAGTCGGCGGCCTCCATCGCCCGCATGACGGGCCTGTCGGTCCGGACGGTCTGGCGGTGCATCGACTCCCTCGTGGAGGCCGGAGAGGTCGCGAAGGAAGGCCGCCAGGGCGAGTACCAGACGACGGTGTACTCACTTCCCGGTGTGTCAATTTGTCACAGTGTCAATTTGGCACGGCGTGACACTGAGGGTATTTCCGGTGTGCCAAAAACGTCCACCGCTGTGCCACCTATTGGCACACAACCCCATATACCCCAAAAAGATAACCCCAAGGGCTCACGCCTCACTGACACGTTCGCGCCGACCGAACTGCAGCTCGCCTGGGCGCGGAAGAACACCCCGAACGTCGACACCACTTTGGAGACGGCGCAGTTCATCGACCACCACATCGCGAAGGGCTCGGTCATGAAGGACTGGTCCCGGGCGTGGCAGACGTGGATGCGGAATCAGCAGAAGTGGTCCGCACCGAAACAGCAGACGGTCATCCCGGCCAACAGCCCATGGTCCAAGGACTTCCACAGGAACGGAACGCAAGCATGAACGACACGATGGCACCCCCGCAGGACGTCGACGCGGAACGCTCCACCCTTGGGGCGATGATGCTCTCCCGCGAGGTCATCCAGGACGTCACGGATCTTGTCTCGGGCCCGGACTTTTACCGGCCGGCGCACGAGACGATCTTCCGGACCATCCTCGAACTCGTGGCACGCCGGGAACCGGTGGACGTCGTAACCGTCTCAGACGCCCTCTCCCGGGACGGGGACGTCGAAAGGGTCGGCGGCATCGCCTACCTCCACGACATCGCCCAGGGCTGCCCCACGCCCTCGGCAGGAGGGTATTACGCGGGGATCGTCGCGAAGCAGGCCGTCCGCCGGCGCATGGTGACCGCCGGGCACAAGATCGCGATGATGGCGAACCAGCCCGGGGACGAGGGCGAACTGGTCGAACTGGCCCGGAAGGAAGTCGACGCGACCTCCAAGGCCACGACGTCCACGGTGCAGTCGTTCGGCGAGACGATCGACTCGATGCTGGACCAGTTGGATGAGAAGCCGGACTACATCCCCACCCCGTGGGCGGCGGTGAACGAGATCATCGGCGGCCTGCGCCCCGGCGGGCTGTACGTCGTCGGCGCCCGGCCCTCGGTCGGCAAGTCGGTCGTGGCCCTGCAGCTCGCGAAGGCGATGACGGCGAAGGGCTCGGTCGCGTTCTCCTCCCTCGAAATGTCCGAGTCGGATGTCCAGATGCGGGCCGTCTCCGCGGACCTCCGCATCGACCTCAAGCGGCTGATCGAACGGGACCTGACCGCCGGGGACTGGGCGAAGATCCGGGACCGCCGCGCCGCCTGGCAGGACGTGCCCCTGTTCGTCGATGACAACTCCGGGGTGACGATCACGGACATCAAACGCTTCGCCCGGTCCGTGAACCGCCGCAAGCCCCTCGCCGGGCTTGTCATCGACTACCTGCAACTCATGTCCCAGCCGGCCGGGGACAACCGGCCCCGGCACGAGTTCGTCTCCGACATGTCCCGGCAGCTCAAGATCCTGGCGATGGAGATGAAGATCCCCGTGATCGCCCTCTCCCAGCTCAACCGCGGCTCCACGCAGCGGGAGGACAAGATGCCGACCATCTCGGACCTGCGGGAGTCGGGGTCGATCGAGCAGGACGCGGACGTCGTGATCCTGTTGCACCGGGAGATCATGGGCGAGAAGCGCGGGGACCTCGCGATGCTGGTCGCGAAGAACCGCAACGGCGCGACCGACGTCGCACCCCTCCCGTCCGGGGCGCACTACCCGTCAGCGTACGACGTCGGTACGATGCCCCGGACGCAGGCCGCAGCATGAGCACCGAACGCGAGATGTTGGACCTGCTCCTCGCCCGATACAACACCGAACGGCAGGGCACCATCGCCGACCGGTGGGTCCGGGCCGAGCACGTCCGGTCGTCGCAGGACTTCCGGGAGACGCTGAGCATCGCGGACTTCATCGCGATCGACAAGTACGCGAGCACCCAGGCCATCCACGGCCACGAGGTGAAGGTATCCCGCTCCGACTGGCTGACAGAACTGCGGGACCTGTCCAAGGCGGAGAGGATCAAACGGCACTGCAATTTCTGGTGGCTCGTCGTCTCGAACGCCTCCATCGTCAAGGACGGTGAACTGCCCGATGGCTGGGGGCTGCTGGTGAAGTCCGGCAACAACCTCCGCGCCAAGATCAAAGCTCCTGCGCTACTACCGGAGCCGCTGACACTGGACTTCGTGGCCGGCCTAACGGCAGCCGCCCAGCGCACAGCATACCGCGAGCCTCTCCACCGTGACGCCCGCAAGATCAGTCGGTGGGACAACGTCCGCGGGTATTACGCGCAGTGCCAAGCGTGCGGCCAGCCCGCACCGTGCAACCTCCACCAGCCGCGGGCAAGCGAGGCGGCCGCGTGAGGGAGTGGACGGTGACGGTCCCCGCGCCGTTCGTGAAGCCGGTCCGGAAGCGGAAGACGGGGAAGATGTTCCAGCGCTCCCCGTGGCTGAACAGCAACGACCGGGACCACTGGCGGGTGATCTCCCCCATCCGGGCGGACTGGCGCCGGCTGGCCGCGGAAGCCGCCGCGGCCGCCGGGCTCCCGACCAGCGTGGCCCGGGTCAACATCACCGGGCTCGTCATCAAGGAACGCGGCGGGACGTACGACGCGATGAACTTCTACCCCACCGCGAAAGCCGTGGTGGACGGCCTGATCGACCACGGGCTGTGTGTGGATGACTCGAACGAGTACGTCCAGGGCCCGTTCCTGGACCCGGGCGGGAAGGGCCCGGCGGCGCTGGTCCTGACCATCAAAGAACTCCCGGAAACACCCGGGAAACCCTCGTAATGTCTAGTAACTAGTGGTAAGTTTAGAAGACAAAGAAGAAGCCCCGCGGCTGGTTCAAGAGCCCGGGGCGATGACCGGAAGGAAAGTTCCGATGAGCACAACACTAGCAACCCCCGTAACCATCCTCTCCCCCGAGAAGCTGGAGGCCGCCGTCCTCCGCCGCCAGCTCAGCATCGCGAAGGTCGCCTCCGAACGCGCCGACGCCGACCTCGCCCAAGCCGGCACCGAAGCCGCGCAGGCCCGCGCCCGGTATGAGTCCATCCAGGCCGAGATCCGCGACCACCTCGGGACCGCCGCATGAGCGCCCGGGATGAACTGGCTGCAGCCGTGACACTCCATCGGGACGATCAGGGCTACGAGTACGCTACGGATCACCCGGACACCACCCGCCGCATGGGGGATGATATCGCCGCAGTCGCCATTGCTGTCGGGTTCCGGAAGCCCCTAACCATCGAGAACGACAAGCTCGTGACCGA